TTTATTTTTTCAAAATCTACTTCATTAAGATTTTCTTCTTTAACGATACCAGTTTCTTTACGAATTATGTCGTTTTGTTGTTTTATTAAGTTTGACATTTTAATCATTATAGTGCTCCTATTATTTCCTTTGCATTTGAAAATTTTTTCTTTATATCTTTATACATCTGTTTTTCCATCTTTTGATTTAACTTACTTAATTCTGGTGGTGTATGACCAAATACAACATTTATTTGACTTGCAGCATCATAATATTGTCTCAACTTTCCCTTTGTTCCACCTAAAAGATATGATAAATAAGTTCTAGCTCCAAGATGGTCATTTCTGTCTGTCATTTTAGATATTTTTTCTATATGTGTAGAATCTAATTCTTTCTTTTCTAATAATATGTTTTTCATTTTTATCATTTTCTTACTGGCCTCCTTTTAAATCTTTTCTTATCATATCCTCTATTAGATTGAGGAACATCTAAATTGTTTATAGCTTCACCTAAATCTGCTTCTATTTTAAATAATTGTTTTACTAACTTTTTAATCTTTGGGTCTTTTTTAGCTACTGAATGGTTTTGTATTTCTTTAGCCCATTTTTCAAGTTTATTAAATGCGTCATATTCAAGATGTAATAACCAAGCTAAACTTTTATCATCTTCATTTAAAGTTTGTTTAGCTTCTTTTAATATGTTTTTTAGTTTAATCATTATATTCTCACCTGTTTACCAAACTTAGTCCACAATTTAGTCATAAACACATATAATTGTTTTTCGTTCATTTTATCAATTTTTTCTTTGTTTGAACCAGTTAATTTATCGTAAACTGTTTTAAATAAATTAGCACTCATAGCATCTACAGTTTTACCACCAAGTTTTCCAAAACTATTATCATTTGCCATACTTAAAACTTTATCTACACCTTTTCCTTCTGTAAGTTTTCCTTCTTTTACTATATCATCTGGAAAAAGTATCATTTTTGTACTACCAATTTTTATCATATAGTTGTTTCCATTTATACCCATATCTATAACTTTACCTTTTTTACCTCTGTATTTACTATCAATATACTTTCCAATAACTTTAACTTTATCACCTTTCATAATGGTATCATATTTTTTTTCTGTAAGTTTTTCTTCTTTCAAATAATTATTTATAGCTGAAATTGTATCTGATAGAAAATCTTCATCATAACTCATCAACCATCTTACTCTATTTTTATTTCTATCATTTCTCTTTAACCATTTAAAAATAGCATCAATTAATTTATTCTCTTTCATACCTTTTTTAACTTTTTTCTTTTTAACTAAATCTTGAGCTATTTCTTCAGCATAACCACGAGGACGACCTTCTGTAAGTTTTCCTTCTTTAACCGTAATTTTCTTTTTATTTAATTTATGTGGTTTACCTTTACTTTTCTCATGAGTTCCATTCCAAGCCTCTACACCAATCATAAATGGATTAACCCAACCATCAGACCGTTTAGAGATTCTTGACATTATTTGTAAAGCTCTTTTTTCAGTTACTGATTTATCTCCACTCAACACTTCACCATTTTCAAGTCCCACCACATATCTTTGAACTTTTTCATTGAGTTTTTGTTCTTTAATTGTAGCGTCATCTATCTCTACTTTTATATCATCTTTACCAGTTAATTTATATCCAAGAACTTCTGATTGTTTTTTTCTATTATTATCAAACTTTTTTCTCATTCCTTTTGGATAAGTACCAGCAAAATCTTCGTCTAATATTTCACGAACCATTTTCTTAATCAAATTTTTAACTCTTTGTTCTTTTTTCACTTTTTCTGGTTTCCCTTTGTGTTTCGTTGAGGCAAAATCATCAACATCACCTTTACTCATTTGTTTAGCAATCTTACCAGCTTTCCCTTTTTTAGGAATGTCACCTTTTTGCATCGCTTTCACAACTCCAAAAAACCTTTGTTGTGATTTTGACTTTGCTGGCATTACATTAAATCTCCTATAAATTTTTTCAACCATTTACGCATCCATCCGTATGAATCTATAAGATAATTATCATATAATTTTGTAGCTTCACTTTTTAAACCTTGTTTTTCTAAATATTTTTTAAATTTTTCAACAGATTTAGATAAACCTTGTTGTTGTCTTTCTATGTCTTTATAAAATTTTCTATATTGAGCACCAGCACCAACTTCTTTTAATTGTTTTTCGTATTCAGTTAAACCTTTATCAGAAGCACCACCCCATCTTCTTGGTAAATCTTTAAATGTTTTATCATTCCACTCTTTTAAATCTTTTTTTACAGATTGGAGAACTTTATTAACTTTAGGTTTAGATTCTTTTTTAACAACTTTCTTTTTCTCACCATATCCCATTAAAGATTTGTAATCCATTTTATTCTCCTCTGAATATATCGTTGATTATGTTTTCAATTTTACAATCGTGACAACACACACCATCTCTTGTTCCAACACCTTCGTTTAATTTACTTTCATTTGTTGGTGATAGAAAAGCTCCGTGAGTAGATGGATTTGATACAAAGTCAAAAGCAATAAGTTCAAAATCTGGTTGAACTTCTACCGTATCACCACCATCTTCATGTATTTCTTTAACTGAACCTAAACCTCTTGATGATATACCCAATTTGATTCCACTTTTAAATAATTCTTTTAAGATATTTCCAGCAGGTGTTCCAAGAACTTCAACAGTTCCTTCTAAATTATCACCTTTCCAATGCATTTCCAATACATTATGAGATACATTGTTTAGATTAACAACAGAAGAATCAGGGTGGTCAAGTTCACCAAGAGCTCTTCGTTCTGCTACTTGAACTTCAGCATATTTTTTAGCTTCTCTAACTAATGTATCTCTTGGATATATTCTTCCATTTTGATTCTTAGCATCAGCTCTTTGAAGAACACCTTTTACAATAAGTCTTCCATTGTTTTTTGATATGGATTCATTAATTTGTTGTGGTGTTACCTCAAATGGTATATAATCCACTAATACTTGTTTAAACATAAATTATCTCCTATTATTTTGGACCCGCATCTTGCTTATATTTACCTCTTAATACAAATGTTATATCTCCAGTTGCAGAATCTGTTGAGTCCTGTGTTCTTTTCCAAGCAACTGGGTTTATATCTAATTTATAAGGAGTGAATGAACCAACAGATGTAAAATGTTTTACAACACTAGCTGTTATGTAAGCTTCAGTTGTTGAAGTTCCACCTAAAGAACATGTTGTACTATATAAAAAAGCATAACTTCCACTATTATTAATCATTACATGATCTGGTCTTGTTGTAATTATATTTTCAGCTGGTGTTTGTGCTTCCCTAACTAATATCCTATTATTTCCTGAAGGAATTTGTTTATTTGAATTATTTGGGTCATTTCTATACAACGGCATTTATTATCTCCTATTTCCAAGCTGTTCGTTTAAGCCATATATCTCTAAATATATCCCCAACGACATCCTTGATTAATTTTTTTATCATTTTAATATCTTTATCATCAAGAGCTTCATTTACCACTTCATATCCAGTACTATTTGTAGAATATTTTTTCTTTTTCTTTTTACTCTTTTTACTATTTCCAGTAAATGCAAATGGAGTATTATATCCCGCTACATTTCCTGTAGTGGTTATCTCATCTAAATCTTCTTCATCTAAAATTTCTTCAGTTAAAGATTTAATTAAATTATTAAATGACTTTTTGTTTTTTATTTCCACTTTTTTTCAATTCCTTTAAAAGTTCTAAATATCTCATTGTCTGAACTACATATTCATCTTTAACAACATCTGATTTATCATTGATTCCACAAAATTTATTAATAGATTTAATAGCTTCATTCATTTTAATTTTTACAACTTTGTCTTGTAAGTTTTTAGAATGTATCTTCAAGTCTTCTTTTAAACCTTTTATGATTTCTTTTAAAGTATCTTTTAATGAATTTGTATTAGAAATATTATTGATATATTCTCTAAGTAGATTTTTTTGTGCTCCACTTAATTTTGTATATTTCTGATTAAATTTCTCTAAAAGAGTTCTATAGGTTAAAATTCTTAAATCTTCATCGTCTGGTAGTTTTTTAATAGTTTCTGATAATTTAATACTTTTATTATTAGTTGTAACATGCTCTACAATATTAAAAAAAGATTCAGTTTTTTTATCTGGTGATAAAGATTTATTGTATTCGAATAATGTAAATATAGATGCGTAAGTTTTATAATTTGGAACTTTTGAAGACATAAATTTTTGTAAATTATAATTAGATTGAATCTCTTTTATAAGATTATATCTTTCTCTTCTTAATGTAGAATTGTTTAAATTACCTCTAGCTTTCATAACTTCATTAATGAAGTAATCAGCTTTTGAATCTGATTTAAATTTCTTTGTAATTAAAATATTATACAGAGCAAGTTCTTTACCTAACTCTGTATTTTCGTTAAATTTTTCTTTAACGATTTTTACCGCGTGTCCATTATTGTTTTTGTTTAATACATCAGATGTAATCTGCCTCAACAAAAATTCAAACAATAAACCCGTATTGCGGATTTTGTTATGTTTAACTTTGCGCATGCCTGAGTCCCCAGTTTTTTTGGATACTATATATGTAATTATTCATATATAAATATAATATTTTTTTCATTTTCATCATATTTATTCATTTTCATCTAAAATAATTTCTTCATTTAGTATCGATTGATTATCTATTTTTTTTCCAAATTTATTTTTCAATTGATTTAATAAACCTTCTCGTGCAACAATCGTTCCACCTTTGGATGTAGCTAATGGAGAACCACCTTTAAACTCTCGTTTTCCCCATCGTTCTCTTTCGTATTTTGTTGCATCCTTCAAATCTTTTGCTGAGTATTCATTCCCAAATTCTTTCTTACCAGTTCCACTTCTTCTATCACCACCCCATTCACCTTGTTCTTCCATTTCACCTTCTTCACCACCTTGTTCTTCACCACCACCTTCGGCTGGATCTGTTCCCTCAGTTTCAATTGACTCCATTCTAAATGCTTGTTTTCTATCTTCAATAACACCATTGAATACATCAATTTTATCTTGATCATTTAGTTCAAAAATATTATCATATATCCATTCCCTTGAAAATAATTTATTCTCAATTAAATCATTTGCAATATCTTTTTTCTGTGTTAATAATTCTAATTTTTCTTGTTGATGTATCATTGATGGATTTGTTAATTCTAATTCAAAATTGATTAATTCAGCATCTTCAAATCCTTGTGTGTATAAATGAACGATAGCAATCTTCTCTAATTCAGCCACAACGATTTTTTGTAATCTTTCGATTGTTCTTGCGAATCTAACATCTTCAGCAGCCAATGTAGCTTTTGAACCAACTTGTTCTTCATACCCAAGAAATGCCTTTGGTATTTTAAGTGCTGCCATCATTTTATTTCTTAAATATTCAACATCTTCAATCGCACCATCATTTCCTAAACCTGGTAAAGTATCTATTGAAGTTCCGCTATCACCACCACGAACAGGTAAATAATAGTCCTCTGTAATAGATTCCATATTATATTTTAAATTATATTCTCCATCGGAATTCATTACAGGTGTTTTTTTCATTTTTGAAATAATTTGTTGCATAAAGTTATCTACTTCATTTGGTGGAATGTTTCCAATGTCAACTTTAAATATTCTTTTCTCTGGTGCTCTCATCATTCTATGAATCAACATAGCGTCTTCCATAAGAGTTAATTGTTTAAATACTCTTCTCGCACCTTCTAACATTGATTTACCATATGGTAAATAATTAGTATCTGCAAGATTTCTGAAGTGAGCTATTTCGTAGTTTTCAAAAAGATTTTCTGCCTTTGAAGATCTTTTCAATTCTGAATATTGTTGAATCTCAAATTGTACTAATTTTGGATTACTTGGATCATGGTCTTCTAAACGATTTACTTCGTATACTGATAAAGGTCTTACATTTACAACACCATATTTATCTAATATTTCTAATTGTAAATAAAAATCACCATATTTAGTCATATTTCTAATATAACTCCAAAGATTAAATTCAATATTCATAACATCATAAAATAAGTTATGTAATATTTTTGCAACTTTTGGATTATCAGTTTTAATCTTTAATATTCTGTTTTCAATGTTATCAACCGTAGATTCATCACAATAGATGTCCAATGCAGATGAAATAATTGGATCTGCATCCATTAATTCATAATCTCTAAATAATTCTTTTCTAGCTGTATCATATGCATTTGCATTTTGTTTAGCTGCATATGATGAGGGACCATATCCACTTGAATGTATTTTGTTATACCTATCAATAAAGTTAGATGTTAAAGCGGTTTGAGAAAATTCAACATCTTTAACTTTCACTTGTCCATCTTCAGTTTTTCTAACTACGATTTGATTTTGGAATAATTTTCCTAATCTCGTTAATATATTTTCTTGTTCTGCCATTTTTTACCTCTTATTTAATTAACCAAGTTAAATCTTCTTTTTCACCAGTTCCAATATCCATTTCATATGGATTTTTTTGTGGTTGTCCATAACTACTACCTTTACCAAAACCTGCTGCATGTTCAGATTTATTTCCATTTGATTTCAACATTGAGTTCATTGTTGCCCATTGTTGGTCATTTTTATCTTTCTGTAATCTTAGAGCTGTATCTCTAACCCAAAGGGCTATGGAATAAGACATAACTAAGTCATCGTTATAACCTTGCATTGCTTCTGCTTTTGATTGTGTAACTCCACTCTTGTATATAAATACAAACAATTCATCAATTAATCTATTTGAGTGAAGTTTCACTAATTTTTCTCTTGTATATTCTTCCATTTTTGCTATTACTAATGGACGAGTTTTTAATGTGGTTGAAAAACCAGGTACCATATTTCTATCTTGTGCTCTGTATTTGTTATTTACTTGATGTTCAACATCAACCACTTGTAAATCCTTTGATTGGTAAAATAAATTTTTATATTGTCTATCTATAATAGTTTGTATAGTTGCCCAACCTATGTTGTTGTTTTCAACTACAAGTAAGGCATCATTATATTTTGTAGCAACTTCAATTAAGAAGTTTCCATAATCTGTTGT